CCAGAAAGAAATCGGGAGCGCAGCATCGGGCATCAGGTGGACGCTTGGAATGTGGGGATGATGGATCCCTTACTGATCAATCACCCGATCGCGCAGGCTCAGCGCTGGGTGACGATCCATCGCCTGGACACGGACGGTGACATGGAGTGGGAGGAGGTGATGGGGCTGCTGGCCGAGACGCCGGAGCTGGACCTGACCTTCAACGACGATGAGAGCGTGACGGTTCGGTGGGAGGAGGGGAGCGCAGACGATCGTGAAGACCTGGTCGTGGAGCGGGGGTGGGGGGAGGAGAGAGCGGAGGAAGAGACGCCTTTCTGAGGGAGGTTGAAAGCCCACGCAATTGTGGGCAACAACTGAATCTTAGCTAAAAGCGGTTGAAATGCTCTCGGCCATCAATGGCGGAACAGCATTTCCTACTTGCCTTGCACGAGATTGCAAGGAGCCGAAGAATCGATAACTTCTAGGAAAGGTCTGTAGTGATGCAGCCTCACGTAAGCTTAATCCCCTCATTTGATTAGGGTGGCCGAATCTGCCATTCGAGTAGCTGAGGCATTTTGTTGTCAGGCCTGAAGCAGGCCTATCCCAGGCTAAACGTCCGTATACATCACTATGACCTGAATAATTTCTGTGGCAGTTTAAAAGTAATTCTTCTGGCCAGTTTTCTCTTCCGCCACCCTCCAGGGTGTGGGCTATCCTCTGCAAATTAATCTCTGAAAGATTCATAGCACAATGATCAGGGTCCGATTGGTTAGCCTCTCCAGCTGCGAGAGGCGGCAGATCTTCAATCCAATCGCGCACAGTTGAGAAGGGAGCTAGTCCCGCGCCATGAGTCGCTCTCGGTATACTTACAGTCTCATGCTTGGCTGCTACTAATACTAGTCTAGACCGAGTCTGCGGTACGCCAAAGGATGCGGCCTGCACGACTGCTGCATCATATGAGTATCCAAGCTTGTCCAGTAGCTTGGTGAAGCTAACAAAAGTTTCGCTTTTCAGGCAGTCTTTCTGCATCCCGGGAACGTTTTCGACGAAAACATAGTCAGGGAGCCAGAACTCTACAAATCTACCAAATTCGGAAAGAAGATTGCGTCGAGGATCATCGCTCGATTGGAAGCGATTCTGTTTGGAGAACGGTTGGCAAGGGGCGCAACCGCTAAATAGCACTTTGCCCTCAATGCCAAGCATTATTTTTGAAAGCACATCTGGAGTAAGCGCTCGGATGTCTGCTTCAATAAATTCGGCTTCAGGAAAATTGAACCTATATGTTTTCGCGGCGTCTGGGTCAATATCAAGACCCAGCCGTACATTCATTCCGGCATTTCGGAAACCGCAGCTCGTGCCTCCGCAGCCCGAAAAAAAATCGAAGACATTTATGGTCATCTATCTGCCATCATTGAATTTCTCGATTCGAGAGCGTATTTTTTCGAAATCGGCATTGCTAAAAGGAATTAATGCTAGCTCAATACATTGAATTGTAAAAATTTCCTCAGATTTTATTTGGTCTGCGCTGCCTCTGTCAAGTTGGGTTTTTGCGTGATCCAGTATGATCTCTTTCGCGTCACGGTTTTTATGCGTCGTTGAAAAAGAAGGGCTATTTGCCACTATGAATTCCTCTGCAGTATTCATTGGTAAAAAATCAACATACTGCGATGTCCAATCTATAAATTGGCGTTGCATAGAGTAAAGTTGAGATTTGTTTCCGCCGCTTTTTCCGTTCCCATCGATCTTGAAGTCGATTTTACAACCGGTTAGCTTTTTAATCTCTTCTCCGAGACTTTCATTTTCCGCTTCTGGTATTGAGGAGGATTTACGTAATGGAGGTTTTCGTTTGTCTCCATCGAGAAGAAAAAGAATATCTTTTCGATCGGCAATGCAAAATATTGGAACATAGGTCGCCCACAAGGCTTCCGCACCACCTGGTATATACATTACTTCATATTTTTCAACGTGAGGCCCCAAGCTTTTTAGGGCTCTTTCCACTATCGATTTGGCGAGCTTATCCTCCACAATAATTGTAAGCTTAGTCGCTGAAGGTTCACCGATGTAGTAAAATGCATCGTCTGGAGACAGGCTCTGCGAAACCAAAGCGACCTTTCCAGTGTTTTCGTTCAATCTGAGGGTTTTGATTGCGGATGGCGGGAGGTGCCTAATAATCGCTGGTGAGTGAGTAGATAAAATAACCTGGTGATTATTTTTTGTGACCTCGCTAATAAGCAGCTTCATTAGTCGTTCCTGCGCGCCAGGATGTAGCGAAACTTCAGGTTCGTCTAGTAGGATTAGAGAGTTTGGAGGGGCTTGTAGTACGCCAAGCACTAACATGACGACCGCGAACTCTCCGCTTCCTGCGAATGCCTCTGAATACCGAATGTCTGAATGTGACAAACGAACAGTTTTTCCAGGGTTCTTAAAAAACGTGTGCGCAACTATTTCAATTTTTTTATACGATCGCCCCAAAACGTATGAAACAAGTTCGGTTTCATCCTTGCTAAGTTCGCGATTGAGCTTGTCTTCTATTTTATCTCTACCATAATATAAGTAGCTTGCCGATTTTGCTTCAATTGCGGCATGAAGATGAATTGACTTGTGTCGAATGAAGTCCTGCTTGGTTTTTATTTTTTCAGTTTTGAGAAAATCGCCGTGGTAAAAAAATTTATCATAGGCGCTTAGCTCTGTTCTGAAATCTAGTAAAGTGACTTTTTTGGCTATTGCGTTATATCTGGTTTTTGATCGCCCTTTAGGTAAGGGGGCGCCAGTCTTAATTGGAGGCATTCTTTCCATGCCATATTTTACTATCGGGCGCGAAGGTTCCCAGTAGTCAGGGTTTTGACCCGCCACTGTTTTATCGTATCTGGAACGTGTTTTAAGAACTTCAACAATCCGGTTCTCATGCTCGTTGAGGTAGCCGTAAATTAGGCAGTTGGGGGTCCCGCCTTCTTCCTCTATAGGGTCTAACGATGTCGAGAACCAAAATGTGCCTGGAGAGTTGTCCGCAGGGGCGCCGAAAAGTGCTCTGATGATTGAGCTTTTGTTGGTTCCGTTCTCACCAACGAGAGCTGTTATCGGGTATAAAAAGTCTAGCTTTAGGCCAGGTTCAAGATTTCGGTATTTCGGAAATCTTATGTGGCTAATGAAAGGTTCAAAATCTTTAGTTTTATGTCTAAATTTTTGGTCTAAAGCGTCACGCCCGATTATGTTCATGTGTGGTTTTTATAAATGAAAAAATGTCAGTAAGGTTTAAACAAGATGTGTGTTCCAGACCAGTAGCACCCGCGCCTGGATGTAGGTCATGTCCCGCCGGATCAGTCGATCCTTGTGCCGCGGGTTGTCCGAAATCATCTCGTAGTGCTCCTCATCAGCCACCTGCAGCCGCTTGATGTAGAGCAGGTCATCCCAGACGAATAGGTACACCCCATCGCCCACGAAGTCGCGCACGTTGATGTTCACGATCAACGGGTCACGGTGCTTGATGGTGGGCTCCATCGACTGGCCCCAGCCGGTGACCACCTTCAGGTGGTAATGCTCTTCGAACTCGACGCCGATTTCCCGCAGGTGACTGGGGCTGACGCGAATGTCCTTGAGCATTTCCGGGTAATCGTGCGGGAGCTGGCCGCCACCCATTGCAGCGCGGATATCGTAGTGGGCGATCCGGACCTCGTCTCCGACTAGTCCTGGTCGCTTCATGTCATCAGACACGACGCCAGACAAAGAAAAATCCTCAGCCGCAGCTATCAAGCGCTGGCGGGCTTCTTCCGGAATGCCCTTGCCACTTTTGGCCAGCATCAGCTTGACCAGGTCGGTCGTGCTTCGAGCTGTTGTGGTAGGAGCCTCGACGGCAGGCTGGCTAAGCAGTAGCTCGGACTGGTCGACGCCCAAGGCCGATGCCATGGCCGCGATGTCCGCCAAAGTCGGCTCTCTTGTGCCTGCCTCGTAATTCCCGACCCGCGATTGCGATTTCCAGCCACAGGCCTCTGCCAGTTGGGCCTGGGACATTCCCGTCGCTTTTCTCAGGCGCTTGATGCGCTGGCTCAATGATTCGTTCATGCGCGGAATTTCATCACGAAACGAAATAACCGGCTTTCACTTATTGTGTTTGCAATTAACACGATGCGTGTTTATCCTTCGGTCATCAATGGAGGAAGACCGTATGAACCAAGTCCGAACGATTCGCGAAAGGGCTGGCGTTACCCAGGCAGCGCTGCGCCGTCAGCTCGGCTGGAATCAGTCCCGCCTGGCCAACTACGAATCAGGCCTGCGTAACCCAGGTCTGCAAGAGGCGCGACTCATTGTGGAAGCGCTGAACGTCCTCGGTGCCAGTTGTGCCCTCGACGATGCGTTTCCACCTGCGCAAGTCGCCGCCTAACCATTTCCAACTGCAAGGAGCTATCCCCGCATGTACGCCAATCCCAAGCACCTGCATGACCGCGAGATCAAGGTCCGGGTCGACGAGGACACATTCAACCTGATCCAGGCATTAGCCGCGTATCACCGCACCCAGCGTGCCGTGTTGTGCCGCGAACTGCTGGAAGCGCAGCTGGCTGCCCTGGCTTCGGAGAATACCGGCGATCAAACCGCAGCCTGAAGGCCGCGAGGAGGCCCTATGCCGACCGAACAATTCGGTCTGGATCAGGGATCGATGGAGTTGCTTGAGCGAGAGGCGCGAAAGCGGGGGATGACCCCTGAAGCGCTAGCAGCCGAGCTGATTGATCGAGAGCTGGCCAGCCGAACGAAACCTCGAAACGCGAGGGGGGCGGTTCTTCCGTTCCAGCGCAAGGCCTGAACAGGCCCTGATAAGCCCGAATTGCGGGCACAAAAAAGCCGGGTGGCACCCCGGCTCTCTGCAACACAAAACTCTGAAGGGAATTATGCATATGCAGACCCAAAGTGTACAGGCCCTCAACCGGCCCGCGCCACAAAATGCGAACCACGATTTCGTGGCGCGCAGTCATTTCGAGCTGGCAGTGAATGCCGCTCGCCAGGTCCGAGCCCAATACTCGCGCCAATCCAAACGACAGCTCGTCCGTGAATGCCTGCAGCACCTGCACGCATTCCTGGCTGCCCCGCGCCCTGGAGCAGCCCATGAGTAACGTCATCTCTCTCAAATCAGCCGGGGGGTTTACCCGGATGGAAAACGATCTGTACGAGGCGCTGATTGCGGCTGACCTATCGGGGCGTGAGCTTCGCGTGGCCCTGGCAATCCACCGCCTTACCGCAGGTTACAACCAGGAAGCCGTAAAGGTGGCTGCGCTGTACATCGCCAAGATGATGTATCAGGACGAAGCCAAGGCCATCGCTGAGCGTGCAAACGTCTCTCGCGCGATCAACTCCCTGATCCGTCAACGTGTGATTTTCCGTGATGGCGGTAGCCGAGACCCGATCACCTTCCTGCCTGTTTCCGAGTGGAAAATTGACCAGAAATCCACTGTGTCGAAATCTACACACTGTGTAGAAAAGACACTTGCCACTGTGTCGAAAATTACACACATAAAAGACATAAATACAAAAACTACTGCTAACGCAGTTGTCGCCGCTGTCGCTGCGACGGACCAGGTTTCGGAATCTGGAGCGGAACAGCAGGCCACCCAGGAACCTGTTCAACCTGACGGCCCCAAGGCCGAGCGCATCCCGTTCAACAAGATCATGGACCTGTACAACCGAGTCTGTGGTGATCGCCTGCCGCGCTGCCTGAAGCTCAACGAGAAGCGCAAGCGCCAGATCCGCAACTGCTGGAACCTGGAGATCAACGGAGCGTACCCGTTCCGCACCAGTGAATTCTGGGAGGGGTATTTCAACGACTGCCTGACCAACCCGCACTGGACCGGTTCGAATGACCGTGGGTGGACTGCTGACATCGAGTTCCTGACCCGTCAGGACAAAGTCCTGAAAGTTCTGGAGGCCGTATGAGCATGGAACGCCCATTGGTTGCGATGGAAGCGGAGCACGGCGTGCTGGGTGCGCTCATGCATCAGCCTGACCTGTGTGAAGACATCGGCGCATTCCTCGACCTGGCCGACTTCAGCACCGATGACAACGGCACGCTGTACGCCCTGATTCTTGCCTGCCACTCGAAGAAGATGGTGCCGGACCCAATCACCCTGTCTGAGATTCGCTCGGAACTGCCGAGCGGCCAGATCACGATCGCCTATGCCGCAGAGATCATGTACCAGGTCCCGAGCGCAGCAAACGGTCGCCACTACGCCAAGATCGTTGTCGAGCGCGCCAAGGCTCGCCGGCTGTATGAGGCCGGGCAACGCATCATGGACCTCGCGATGACCGGTGGCAGTATTCCTGAGCAGATCTCGCTGGCTCAGTCCCTGGTGCTTGAGCTGAACGCGCAGGAAGAGACCCCGGATGTCGTGACCATGAAGCAGGCCCTCGGCCCGGTGTTCGAGGACATGCAGGATCGTCTGGACGGTGTTCAGGTCATGGGGCAGGACTTCGGCCTGATCGAACTGGACAAGATCGTCAAGACTGCACGACCGGGAAACCTGGTCATCATCGCTGGCCGCCCAGGTACCGGGAAAACGGTGCTGGGTACCAGCTTGGCTGACAGGGTTGCCCTGAAGGGCGGAGCTTCGCTGGTCTTCTCGCTGGAAATGCCATTCAAGGAACTGGCCAAGCGCTCGCTTGCAGCGGTCGCGGGCGTAAGCCAGAACTGGATTGAAAACGGCGAAGCGGTCATGAACGAGGATGCTTCTGCCCGGATCACGGCAGCGGTGGCAAAGCTGTCGGCAGCCGATATCCGCATTTGCGACAAGGGGGCGCTCACGTTCTCCCGCATCTGCAGCATCGCCAGGTTCCAGCACCGAGCCAAGAAGCTGGACCTGATTGTGATCGACTACCTGAGCTTGATCGCAACCGATCCGAACAGCCGCATCCAGAACCGCAACCTTGAGTTGGGCTCGTATACCCGCGGCTTCAAGGCCCTGGCAAAGGAGCTTGGCATTCCGGTGGTGGTGCTGGCCCAGCTGAACCGCGGCATCGAGAACCGTGCCGATCCGAAGCCAAAGATGAGCGACCTCCGCGACTCAGGCGAGATCGAGCAGGACGCCGACGTGATCATCATGGCGCACCGCGACAACGACTCGGAACGCGGCCGCAATGGCATCACTGAGGTCGACGTGGTGAAAGTCCGGCACGCCCAGCCGAAAGGCTGCCTTCTCCAGTTCCAGGGCGAATACGCCCGCTTCGTAAACGCCGCCCACTGCGACCGCGAGGAGGAAGAGCGGACCACGCCAGCCCCGCGCCGCTCGGCCCGGTCGATGATGAACAACTTCAAAGGTGCGCACTGATGAGCCAGACAATCTTCGTACGCGGCGGCTATCTCATGCGATCGCACTCCGAAACTCGCTGGGCCGACATGATGGACGCCCTGAACATCGACTGGCTGTATGAGCCGCGCTTGGTGAAGACCCGCCACGGCGCATACCTGCCGGACTTCTACCTGCCTCGGGCCGGTATGTTCGTAGAGGTCAAAGGCCCACGCCCGACGGAAGTCGAGCGCGAAAAGGCCATGGATGCCAGCTCCGCCACCGGATGCCCAGTGGTGATCGCTTATGGCGACATGCAGTTCATGTTCCCAGGTGTCGGCGGTGCACGGCTCCTTGTCCTGTATGCCGGGCGCTCCGTCGAGTTCAGCACCCACGAGTTGCATGGCCTGATCGAGCATGGTCTTGGCAAGGATGCATACCACGGCTACCTGCGTGTCGGGATGAAGCAGCCACACCCTGGCGCATTACCTATCTACGAGATTGCCCAGAGTTCAGCAGTGGCGGCAATGGACCGCAGCGTGCGTGAACGCTACCTGGCCGGCGTTAGCCGCGAAGCCAACGCCGAGAAGACCGCCATGCACGGCCAGATTAGCCGCAGCGAATGGGCGCTCACCAAGTTCGTCGAGAAGCTGAATGCTCGCAAGGAGGCAGCATGAACCGTGCACACCTGCTGGCCAAGTTGAACATCAAGCGCGCCGGGCAGCCGGCCGGGGAGGGGGTGTGATGTGTACCTGGGCTGAAACCGAAAAACTCGACGGCTCCGGCGACGTGGTCACGAGCGTTTACGAACTGGCTCGCTCCTTTGGCTGCCAGCCCTCCGATCTGGTGAGCCTTTCCGGCCGGGCGCTGGATGAGGATGAGTGCCTGTGCGATCTGGACGAGGCCGCCACAGGCAAGAAGCTGGGCTACGCCGTTTCGTACCCGGACGAGCGATTTGACGTGCTGTTCACGCAGGAGGCGCACTGATGGACACCAACAAGATGCGCGTCAAGCCAACTCCAACAGTGGAGTACCTGCATGAGTGCTTCAAGTACGACCCGAAAAGTGGCCTCGTTTCGTGGAAGGTCCGCCCAGCGCATCACTTCCCGACTTCGCGCGGAATGAATCGCTCCAACTCTGGTTGCGCTGGAAAGGCCGCGGGCTGCGAGGACAAGGGCTATTTGAAAGTTCGCCTAGATGGGCAGAACTACTTCGTTCACCGGGTCGCCTTCGCTCTCGCACACGGCAAATGGCCGATTGCAGTTGACCATATCGATGGGAGCGGCCTGAACAACGCCCTGGCCAATCTGCGCGAAGTCACACATCAAGAGAACATGCGAAACACGGCTCATCGAAAAGGGGCGCAGACCCCAGTTCCCGGCGTTCACTGGCACAAAGTTCAGCAGCGCTGGCACGCCTACATTGGCGCCGGAGGCAGCCTGGAGCGTCTTGGGTCGCATGACACGATCTTCGAAGCAGTGTGCGCAAGGAAGTCGGCCGAGCTGCGTCATGGCTTCCATGAAAATCACGGGAGGATTCATCCATGACCGGCATCAACCATATGCGCGAGCAGTTCGAGGCGGCATTCATCGAGAAATGTGCCACCGACCTCAACAGGAAAGTGCCAGGCATAACCCGAGAAGCGGCCATCAAGTTCATAACGTGCAACTGGCTTGCTCGTAGTGGCGATGACTATGAGCTACCTGTGCCCAATGGAGCCTGGTGGGCCTGGCAGGCCTCCCGAGAAGCCGTGGTGGTGGAACTGGGTGCGCCATCGCATTGGGTTGCCGACTACGCAGCCTGTGGTGGCGGCATGACCGTGTTCGATGCCGAGAAGGCTGCCAAGGTGACCGACCCAATGTGCTCGAAAACCCCTTCTTACACGATCCATGCGCTGGAGAATGCTGGCCTGAAGGTGGCGCCATGACCGAAGTCCATCGCTACAAAGTCGTCAAGATGCTTTCCGAGGGCGGCAACCGGATCAGCTACGACCCACACGGACCCGAGGTGGTAATGGCAGAGGCCTATGACCAGCTCAAGGCCGAGAACGAGGTGCTGCGCAAGGATGCCGAGCGGTATCGCTTCGTGCGGAACCCGATAGGAACCAGTTCGCCGCTGGCTATCTGGAACGAGGGGAAGATGCCCTTGTTCAGCGGCATGGCGGATGCAGTCGTTGACGAGTACATGGCGAAAGAGCTGACCAACAAAGGCCATGGCCATGTCTTCCCGCGTCATGACGGTGTCAAGGCAAAGTGCGGAGGCCCAGGCTTGTGCGCAGAGTGCGCTGCAGATCAGCAGGCCAAGGAGGCGAGCCATGGCTGACCGCATCAGCGTCAACAGCCAGGCCAAGCTCTCCGAGGCTGTGACCATGCTCACCCGCATGTTCCGCGACAAGAAGTTCGTCGTGGTCAGCATGCGCCCAGGCAAGGACCGTACCCTGGACCAGAACGCATTGTGGTTCGCCATGTACGACCGGATCGCCAAGAGCACCGAGATGGGCGACATCGAGGACGTGCGCCGGTACTGCAAGCTGCACTTCGGCGTGCCGATCATGCGCGCAGGTTGCGAGGAATTCCGCACCGGATGGGCCGAGTCGTTCATCCACCTCCCGTATGAGGTGAAGCTTCGCCTGATGGGGCCGTGCGCCATGTTCGGGCCGGATGGCTTCCCGGTGACCCGGCTGTTCGATCGGGCCCAGGGCTGCCAGTACACCGACCGCATCGTGGCCGAGTTCGCACCGCAGGGCGTGGTGTTCAGTGACTTGCTGAGCGAGGAGGCGGCATGAAGAGCCAGGAAGCAAATCTCAAGCGCAACAAGGACCAAGGCGTTTTCGCAGCGCCCGGCTGGCGAGGGCTGTATGGCCATGGCCTGACGCGGCGCGGGGTGCAGTGCGTGGTTCTCGCCGCAACAGGCAAGAGCGGAAAGCAGATCGCTCGCGAGCTCGGCATTTCGCCGGGAACGGTCAGCAGCAGGATGGCAGATGCCCGCCTGCATCTGAGCGCCTCAAACCGCACGGAGCTCGTCGCTAAGGCGGTCGCTGCAGGAATTATCTACGCATCGGAGGGCGAGCCATGCGCGTAGCCGAGATCAAGCCGAAGAAGTGCAAGGCACCAGGTTGCGGTAAGCCCTTCAAACCGACCATGACCACGCAAAAGGTGTGCAGCATCGCCTGTGCCAAGGCCATTGCCAAAGACCCGAAGCTGCAGAAGATCGCGGCCAGGGCCATCACCAAGCAGGCCCGCCAGGAGCTCCAGGCGCGCCGTGAGAAGCTGAAGACAAAGGGTGACCACCTACGGGAGGCCCAGCAGGCGTTCAACGCGTATATCCGCGAGCGGGACCGTTTGGCGGGGTATCGCTGCATCTCCAGCGGGCGACCGCTCGACTGGAACGGCAACGCGGTCGACGCTGGCCACTATCGCAGCACCGGTGCCGCCCCGCACCTGCGCTTCGACGAGAACAACTGCCACGCCCAGTCGAAGCACGACAACCGATACCTATCCGGGAACGTAGCGGACTACCGGATCGGCCTCATCGAGCGCATCGGCCTGGAAGCTGTAGAGACCCTGGAAAGGGACCAATCAGTCCGGCGCTACACCATCGAAGACCTGCAGGCCATCAAGGCCATGTACAGGCAGAAGCTCAAAGACCTGAGGAGGGCTGCAGCATGACACCAGCATGGGCATTCCTGATTTTGGCCACCCTCATGGTGGTGGGCGGCGTATCGCTGTCTTGGGCTGGGGCAGTGCGCCGCAAGCGGTACTCCGAAGAATTCATTTTGAGCAAGGCCAGGCGGGCAGGGGGTAAGCAATGATCTATCGAGACGTGATTTCCGCAGTAATTCGAGCGTTGGCGTCCGAGACGATCAACAGCGCTGGTGGCTGTGACTACACCCCCAAGGTGCAGGCCAGCAAACTCAGGGGCGAGATCGTCGGAAAGGATGCGGCATTCCTCACCGACTGCTGGGTATTCGGAAGGCTGCATTCCTGCCTCCAGCCTAAGCACTGGCTGGCCCTGAATGCCCGCTACTCGACTCACATGGCCTCCAAGGTTGGGGCCATAGGCCGGATCGTTGCTCACGTTACCTCGCCGGCGCCGAGGCTGTTCCTAACCAAGGCGGTGACCGCGTGGGCCTACCCGCAGCTCGGGGGCGCTGAGCGACCGGTTTCGAAAAAGGTGACGCTCGAGGTTGACGAGGATGCCCCAGCTTGGCGAAAGGCCGCCGTCGCCAAAGCTCAGGAGGCCATCAACGCGAAGCTGAAGCAGCGGCAGGAAGCGCCGTGCGAAGGGGTGATCATCCTGCCTGCGCACAACTACGACATGAACACCTGGGATCTCGATGGAAACCCAGAGCGCACCCGCCGTGACTGGCGCCGCAAAATCTTCAAAGGGTTGGACAAGATGGTGGATGAAGGGCTGGTGGAGGCTGGCGAGATCCTGAGCAGCGAGGGGGTTTTATTCGATGACCATGACGCCGCATAGACCGCTTGACATGACATGCCGCTTCGCCGAATATTCACCCATCCTGTCATTCCTGCGCTAGTTGAGGAGTGACCACTAGAACCCGGCCATTGCGCCGGGTTTTTTATTGGTGCGCCAGGCATGGCGCGTTGCGCGTCAGCGCAACCCGCTTGACTATGGTGGCCAAGCGGGTGACTTGGAGGTGAAAGTCCTCTACACACCCGGCAAGGGGAAGTGTTAGCCAGAGGCAAGGGTGTCGCGGGCGACTGCGAATCTGAAGGAAGCCCGAGGCAAAATGCTGGCCTGACGAACAGGAAGCGGATAGAGGCGGCGCAGCGGGGTGAGAAGGCCAATATCTTCAAAGCCCGATACTTGCACGGAACGCTGCGACGTAGATCCGACAGGCATAAGCAGGAAGGTCACGCGAATTACCCTGGGAGATCTGCACGTTTGCCATTGTGCTACCGAGCGTCAAGAGGCGACGGGATGGACGTGCAGAAGTCAGCCGAAGCCGTAGTAAGTGGCAGTTAACCGCGCCACCAAGGGCCGAACAGGTTATGCCGCCAGTAGGCGCCAGAGTCTCGTCGAATGTCGAAAAGCAGAAATTTCTCCGAGGGAGAACTGTGACCCCAAGTTCCGGACAGAATCCGAGAGTGACGGCTGGCAGTGCGCAGGCATCGACGGCGTCTGTGGCGTGGACGAACGCGGAGCCGGACACGCTGATGGGGCGGGTGCTTGCACCGGCCAACCTCAAACGTGCGTATCAGCGTGTGGTCAGCAACAAGGGAGCACCGGGTGCCGATGGCATGACGGTCGCTGACTTGGCTGGCTATGTGAAACAGTATTGGCCAACTCTCAAGGCCAGGTTGCTGGCTGGTGAATACCATCCCCAGGCAGTGCGGGCGGTCGAAATTCCCAAACCGCAGGGCGGTACCCGGCAACTGGGGATTCCCAGTGTCGTGGATCGCCTGATCCAGCAAGCCCTGCAGCAACAGCTCACGCCAATCTTTGACCCGCTGTTCTCGGACTACAGCTATGGCTTTCGTCCGGGCAAAAGCGCTCATCAAGCCGTCGAAACGGCCCGCTCCCATGTGGGGGCGGGCCATCGCTGGTGCGTGGAACTTGATCTGGAGAAGTTCTTTGATCGGGTCAACCACGACATACTCATGGCCTGTATCGAGCGCCGTGTCGAAGACAAATGCGTGCTCAGGCTTATCCGCCGTTACCTTGAAGCCGGGGTCATGTCGGGCGGTGTCGTCAGCCCACGGCAGGAAGGGACGCCGCAAGGCGGCCCGCTCTCGCCGTTGCTGTCGAACATCCTGCTCAACGAATTTGACCGTGAACTGGAGCGGCGGGGGCACCGTTTTGTGCGCTATGCCGATGATGCGAACATCTATGTACGTAGTCAGCGGGCAGGCGAGCGAGTACTGACCAGCGTCGAGCGCTTCCTGAAAGAGCGTCTGAAACTGACGGTGAACAGGAAGAAGAGCCAAGTGGCACGGGCGTGGAAATGCGACTACTTGGGTTATGGGATGAGCTGGCATCAACAGCCTAGGCTGAGGGTAGCGACGATGAGCCTTGGTCGCCTGCGCAGTCGGCTCAAGGAGCTGCTGCGCGGGGCGCGAGGCCGCAAGGTGGCCTATATCATCGAGCGGCTGAACCCCGTGGTACGGGGCTGGGCGAGTTACTTCAAGCTCAGTCAGAGCAGGCGCCCACTAGAAGAGCTGGACGGGTGGATCAGGCACAAACTTCGCTGTGTCATCTGGCGGCAATGGAAGCAACCCTCTACGAGGATCAGCAACCTGATGCGTCTGGGTCTAAGCCGAGAGCGTGCTTGTAAATCTGCTTTCAATGGCCGAGGCCCATGGTGGAACTCGGGTGCGCCACATGTGAATCAGGCCCTACCGAAGAAACTGTGGGATCAACTCGGATTGGTCTCGATACTGGATACGATCAACCGGCTTAGTCGCATAACCTGAACCGCCGTGTACGGAACCGTACGCACGGTGGTGTGAGAGGACGGCGGGTGTGAACCCGCCTCCTACTCGATCAAGAAAGCGCCGTTCTGAGGTAAGCGTCCGGCCAAGTCACCTTCCGAACTCCAGCATTAAGGGCGATGGTGTCCGCGTATTTTTAAGCGGACGCGATAGCCCTTATCGCCGGGATTTCCATGCGCCAACGAAGCTCTTACCCCAAACCGTTCAAGGCCCAGGTTGTTCAGGAATGCCTGCAACCCGGTGCGACCGTTTCCAGCGTTGCCATCCGCCCCGCCGCGTCAGGATAGTTGTCGTGTGAGTTGATTCGATGAGTCTTGTTCGGTGGGCGGAAGTGAGAGCCGTGTGGCGCGTTATTCGATAGAGCATCGGGAGTGGGTGGTGCGGCAGATGATGCCGCCCTTGAACCGGACGGTGCCGGAGCTGGTGGAAGCGACAGGCATTACTGATGCCACCCTGTATGCTTGGCGCAAACAGGCCAGAGCAGCGGGAGCAGTGGTGCCGGGAGATGGACAGCAGGCCGACCAGTGGTCGAGCCAGGACAAGTTTCGGGTGGTGCTGGAAAGCGCCAGCCTCAATGCGGCTGAGCTGGCGGAGTACTGCCGGCGCAAAGGCCTGTATGTCGAGCAGATCAACGCCTGGCGCGAAGCCTGCGAGCAGGCCAACAGCCTGGCTCAGCCGAGCAAGACCCGGCGCGAACGCGAAGAGGAAAAGGCCGCGAAGAAGCGCATCAAGCAGCTGGAGCGTGAACTGCGGCGCAAGGATGCGGCGCTGGCAGAAACCGCGGCTCTGCTGGTGTTGCGAAAAAAAGCCGAGGCGCTCTGGGGGAAGGACGAGGACGAGTGA